TGGATGCGGGCTTTGCGGGATGACAAGCGCATCTTGATGCAAGCCTTCACCAAAGCGCAAAAGGCTTGTGATCTTCTTCTTGATGCAGCCGATGCAAAACCTCAAGCGGTGGCGGCTTAGTGCCGCCTCTCGCCTATCCTTACAATTCTATTTTTATGGAGCTTTCAAAATGAATAGTTATTTTATCACAAAAGACGGTGTTGCTTATATCTGTCAGGAGCTTACCGAACTTTCAGAAAATCATGGCATGGATGATCTATACAAATTTTGCCCTGATGCTGTCGCAAATGAAATTGTTGGCGATGCTCACTTTGATGAAGATATGCAGCGTAATGGGCATTTTGTCCATGAGTTAGGCATAATATCACCAAGCGGTCACATACTGACCGTGACCATTGACCGCACCCATTGCGAGGTGTTGAGCCTCGACTAAGCCTATCCCCTACCTTTTTTCACTATCAACCACCCGCGTCACTGCGGGTTTTTTTATGGAGCAATTACCATGCGTAAAGTATCAAGATTGGCTGCAACAGCCCTAGTTGAAAATAAAACTTTCTCAACCCTCAATAATACCCGCGTCACTTATGACAACGATCTAAATTGCTTGACGTTATCCTTACATAACAACGACATTTCCCGCTGGTATTATTCAGAACAAACCCTAGCCATATCTCTTGCCGGTTTTAACACCGTGACAACCCGTGAACGGGTAAACGCTGTTCTTGATCTTGCCGGTTCAACTTGCCGCATTATTCAGCGTAAAGGCGAGGCTGTTTTAATCAGTACAAAAGACCCCAAGAAAAAGCCCCTTGAAACTCTAGGTGTTCGCAAATGGTATTCGCTGGAGACACTAGGACAAATTGAGGATTACTATGTATATAGAGCCACTTTATGAAAACATCGCAAGTGACCCTCGCCTACCCCTTTTTTCACTATCAACCACCCGCGTCACTGCGGGTTTTTTCTTGGAGATTTACCAATGCAATACCTAGTCACTATTTCCCAAACAATCACTGTCGAAGCTGATGATGAAGATGACGCAATGACCGCCGCCGCTGAGATGTTCGATTTTGGCAGCGCAGATTTTGAGACACTTTACGCTGAAGAGGAGATGTAAAAATGACCCTGATGAAACGTAAAAACATCGCCGATGACCCGCGCCTTGTCTTGGTCAATCGTTCTTACCAACAGCATCGCCGTGCCGCTGATGATCTAGAGTGGCACGGTAAAACCCATTATCCCGCTTATAAAATGCACCGCCAACAACAGCATTTCTTTAAGCAACTACAAAAACAAGGTGTCGATTATCACCCCAACTTTTAACAAGGAGCTAACACATGACAGCCGATGACACGCTGCAATCAATTTGTGCAGCCCTATTGTTAGCCCTCGTTGCGATTGCAGCGGGGGTTTTTTTTCAGAGCAAAACAATCGTGATATGCGCCGTGCTTGGTGCAGCTTGTTGTGTCTGTGCGCCGATAATCATGCACTTTCACACCGATGAGTAATCCCAAACAGAAATTTCAGCAAAAAAGAAACCCTTGCGTAAGCGTATTAAAACCGCCTTACTTAATTTTAAACTCACAAAGAGTAGAAAAGAGACAGGACATGAAACAATTCGATAAAACCATAACATCAGCCCTTAATAAAATCATTGGTCATCATTGCAGACATTTGGTTTATTTAAAACAAATCTTTGAACAGGATTTTGTAATCCCACAAGAACACAAAGCAACACAGCACCGGCGTGAGACTTATTACACAACCGCTAAAACCTCGCGAAACTATGTGTTTCAATGGCACCAGATGAGCCAGTCAAATTACGAAACGAGAGTTATGTTTTTGCGTGACGCTCTTATCGATTATGAAACCTATACAGGCACTGTACATCGATTTGACGCAGATTATCCAGAACTGTCAGAAATACCTTACAATGTCCCCTCTGGCGGCACTGTTTCTGCAAACAAGCGATTGCAATGCAACGATCCATGTAATAAACCACATCTCATAATTCTTGGGGCAGCATCTTTGAAGAAAAGTTTAAGCTCATTATCAAACACAAAGAACATGACGCAAAACGGTTTTCATTTTGTGAATTGAGTTAATGAGTGAGGGAGGAAATACTATGTCTACCAATAGCAAGTCAGTTGATAAAGCAATCAAACTGCTGCGTACATTCCAGACAATCGACAAAGATATGTCAGTTTCATGTGCGCTTACAATTCTATTAGCGTCAAAACACGAACGACAAAAAGACTTGGAAAAAATGCTTGGGCTGTCCAACGCAGCCGCCAGCCGCAACGTGGCTTACTGGTCAAAACGCTATAAGCCTGACGTTTCAGGCAAGGATTTCATCGAGTCCAATCTTGACCCGATGGATCACCGCTTGCGCCTTATAACTTTAAAACCGCAAGCTCATGTACTGTACGACACAATCAACGAAATCTTAGAGGAGTAAAATCGCTATGGCTAGTTACGATAAATCGCGGGGTAAATTCATCGCCCGCGTAATGGTTTCAGGGAAGAGTTACAAGAAGCTCTTTGATGATGAAGACCAAGCGGTGGCTTGGGAACAAACGAAACGCACAGAGCTAGAAAACTATGACCCATCATCTCACAAAGAGTTGGTGGGTTCTTTTTTTGAGAAGAGCGTTCCATACCTATGGCCTGATAGCCCTAATATGCTCAACCTTGTCAGGCAGTCCAAAGCCCTCGCTAAGTTCATAGGGCTGGACACACCGTTGGCTGATGTCACCAACCTTCACGCTGTAAAGTTCAGAACCTCATTGCTGGACGCTGGGCGGGCTGGGAGTACGATCAACAACTACGCGGCTACCTTCAACCGTATCATGGCACACGCGGTCACCTGTGGTCACATACAGTCACCCTCGCCATCGATGGCTTACCAGAAGCAACGCAAAGGTCGCGTGGTATTCCTTGAGCCTCAACAGGAACAAGGGTTGATCAAGTTCTTTCACCATGTCGGGCGTGAGGATTACGCTGATTTACTGATCACCCTGATATACACTGGCGCAAGGATATCTGAGTTACTCAAGCTTAGATGGGTTGATGTCAAAGATAAGACAGTTACCTTCTGGGATACTAAGACTTCAACACCAAGGACTGTCCCACTATCAACAGCCGCCCAGCAAGCCCTCAGACGCCGTAGGACGGTCAGCCCAGCGCAACCCTTCCCTATCCCTTACCAGACTTATGCGGCGGCTTTTGACAGAGCTAAAGCGGCTTGTAATTTACCTGATATCACGATACACACTTGCCGCCACACTTGCGCTTCAAGACTGGTTCAAGGTGGTGTGGATATCCGGCGTGTTAAGGATTGGATGGGGCATACAACCATTCAAACCACAATGATCTATGCTCACCTAGCCCCAACAGACCTTTTTGTTGGTGCGGATGTACTAGATCAAGTGTCACCAACGGTTTCAGACGGTTCAACTAATGTTGTACCTATGGGACAAAATGGTGGGACAAATTAGGGACAAATGGTACAAAATACAATTTGTCCCAGAGACTAAGACTAAATCGCTCTAATGCAGAGTGACAAATAAATGCGGGCGTGATGGAATGGTAGACATAACGGACTTAAAATCTATCTCGTATTGATTTCATTAGCGTAATCTAACCGCTGTTATAAGCTCACACTCAAATATGGGTGTGGGTTTTTTCTTTTTCCATACATTTACTATATCGTAACGGATACGCACTTGGTTTTGTCCCAAAATCAATTAGGACGCACCTAAGTACGACTAAAGCTAAAGGAGCAATTATGACTGATATGATACAAGCTCAAAGAGACCTTGAGAAAGATATGAGAACTCTAAGTATCTCTCGTTTCTATAGACTACATGATAATGCAGAGAAGAGAGGTGATTTTGCTGAGACAACAACCGGCAGAGCCGTGCAGTTTCATGTCGAACAAGCGGTTCTCGATGGGATCAATGCGTTCATCGAATTGTCATCAAATGGGACAGCCGGTGCTAAACATCGGGCAGTCAAAATGCTGACTTGCATGGAGCCTGAGACATTCGCATTTATCACAACCAAAGCAATCATCAACAAGGTTCCTTTACGGCATGGGTCTGACAGTAAAGCTACATCCGTGCAACACGTTGCCTACGATATCGCTGGACGATTACATGATGAACTAGCGATCCGTTATTTTGAAGCTAACAACAAGAAGCTGATCCGAAAGCTAATGAAGGATTTCGATGAGCGTGATCTTAATCGGGATCGCCGCAAAGCTTTGATCCAAAGAACTATGTCTAAGCTGCGATTGGAATGGCAACAAGAAGGCTGGGATCAGACCAGCCGGTTACACCTAGGCATCAAGTTGCTGGATATATTTGTCGAGAGAACAGGCATCCTGAAGATCGATGATGTCGGTGTCAAAACACAACAGCAACGCAAGGTCATCACCCCTACCCCAGAATTTATTGAGGTGGTGAAGGCGAGGATGGATAACAATGAGGCTAACTATTCGATGTATCTACCGATGGTTTGCCCGCCAAAAGATTGGACACAAGATAACTTGTTTGGTGGTGGATACCTGACCTCAAACGTCACGCCCTACCCTCTCGCTAAAGATACCAACAGAGCTTATCTTGAGGAACTACAGAACTCAGACCTGACCGATGTCCTCGCAGCGGTTAACGCTATCCAGAGAACAGGTTGGCGGGTCAATGATGATATGCTGCGTCTGGTCAAATGGGCTTACGCATCGAATCACGGTGACCGTTGTGGTCTACCTGACGCATCACCGCGTGAAATCCCGCCAATGCCAGCAGCCGCCAAGACTGACAAGAACGTGTCTAATGAATACCGCCGTGACTGTTATCTGGTGCATGATCACAACCGGCGCAGCGTGTCGAAGCGGATCGCAGCCCTTCAAGCTTTCCAGATCGCTGATAAAATGGCTGAGTATCCAGAGCATTTCTATCCGCATTTCATGGATAGCCGTGGGCGGCTGTACCCAAAACCAGTGGTACTGAACCCGCAATCGACAGATTACATCAAGCACATCTGCGAGTATTCTGTGGGTAAACCAGTGACCTCAGACAGCGCAGGGATGCGTTGGTTGATGATCGCCTGTGCCAACGCCTATGGTATGGATAAGTTGACGCTCGATGAGCGTGTCGCTTGGTGTATGGACAACAACGAACTGATCATGTCTGTGGCTGAGAACCCTATGACTGACATCCGGTGGATGGACGCAGGGGAGCCGTTCGCATTTGCCCGCGCTTGTAAAGAACTACATGGTGTCCTGTTGGCTGAAGCAAATGGCGAGGTATTCATGTCTCATATGCCAGTGCCAGTTGATGCAACCTGTTCTGGTATCCAACACTATTCAGCTATGCTTTTAGACCCTGTCGGTTCAAAGGCTACAAACCTTGATAACCTCACAGAACGTCAGGATATCTACCAGCAAGTAGCTGATCGTGTAGTCGAGAAGCTAGAAAAGTTGATAGTATCTGGCGGTGACCCAAAGGATATCGCTATGGCTGAAGCTGCACTAGCGGCTGGGGTCACTAGGCAACTTTGTAAAAAGAGCGTGATGGTTGTGCCATACTCAGCGACTTTCCATGCGTGTATGCGTTACACCAACACTCACTACGCTGAACAGCATCAAGAGCCGTGGAAGCCTATGGGGGAGTTTGTACCGTTCATTAGTCGTGTTCTTTGGCAATCAATCGATGAGGTTGTTGTCGCAGCCCGTGAAGCTATGAAGTGGCTTACTGACATGGCATCACTCACTGTTAAATCAGGTACACAAAGTCCAATGACATGGACAACCCCTGCGGGTTTTCCTGTGCGCCAGATAAGACTTGAGACCAGCCCTGTGAGGGTTAAGACGTTCTTAGACGGTAAGCGTTGTGACATCAGTTACATCAAAAACAAAGCAACACTGGATGGTGGAAAAATGCGGAGTTCTATAGCTCCAAACTTTGTTCATTCACTAGATGCTGCTCACCTACAGCTTACTATTTCTGCTTGTCTTAATGCTTACGATGCGGGAGAGGTCTCTAGCCCGATGTCATTTTGTATGATCCATGATTCATTTGCGGTTCATGCGTCTGACATGGATGTGTTCAGTGTCCTCTTGAGACATTCGTTTCACTACATCTACACCAAGCATGATCCTCTTAAAGAATTTCTTGAGGAGAATAGGCTCGTCCTGAAAGATGAGGATATCCCTGCCTTACCAACAAAAGGTGACTTCAATATCGATAACGTCTTGGAGAGTAGTTTCTTTTTCTCTTAATCGTTACGCGCTCGTATTGTTTACGCACAAAATCAATTAGGTCGCACCTAAGTACCCCCAGATCGCAAAGGAGAAATTATGGATTACGAACAGTATAAATATCTAGCCTCAACAAGAGTTGAGAACGTAGGAAGCCGTTTCGGTGTTCTATCGAATGATAATGTAGTTTTACGAACATTCGACACACTGAAAGAGGCTGTGGATTACTGCGCGGAGCTTCGTAATGAAGCGGCGTGATCCACCTCACCGTGAAGACAATGTGATTCAGTTGAAGCTATTCGCTGATGAACCCCTCACCGATGATGATGACAACTTGATGGTCTATGAGATCGATTCAGATTTCGATGACGCACAACCGTTTGCCCTGAGTTTTGACATTGATGGTCTACATCTCTGGCAACCAGAAGACGAATACATCTTTTTATCGTTGGGACAAACAGAAGCCCTTTTCCACCTAATGCGTGAACATTTTGCCTCACAGAGAGGAGTCAACAATGACAACTAAACCCCAGAAATTTACTACGCCCTTGGGAACCGCTGTCTATCCAGCGTTGAAACGCCCAGACACTAAGTACCATGATCTTGGTCAGTATAAAGCTGATGTTTCTATCCCTATCGAAACAGCAAAACCACTTATGGAAAAGCTGTCCAAATACTTCAAGGAACAGACAGGAGCCGCGCCTAATCAAACAGAGAACACTATGTTCAAAGTTGAGGTTGGCGAAGACGGTAACCCGAAAGGCACAGTTCTGTTTAAGCTACGGATCAAGAACCGTATGACTAAGCAGGGAGAGGTCTGGGATCGAAAACCAAAAATGTTTGGTGCTGATCTTACACCAGCCCCTGCTGCTGACCCCCGTGGTGGATCAAAGATTAAAGTTTCGTTTGAGCTTTACTCTTGGGATGCCCAAGGTAAGAAAGGTGTCAGTCTACAACCTGTCGCTGTCAAGATTGTTGAACTAGTCTCAGGTGAAGCTGCTGACGGTGCAGACTTCGGGTTCGATAAAGAAGATGGTTATGTACCTGAAGGCACTGAAGGCTTTGTCGATGAGACAGAACTAGATGACAGTGATGACAGCAATGGCGATTTCTAGCCAGAACATAGGCTGGAAATACGGTTTCCGAAGTGGACTTGAGGAACGCATCGCAGAGCAACTACGTTCTGCGGGCGTACCTGTCCAGTACGAAGACCCTGATCACCGCATAGCCTATCGCGTACCTGAGAGACAAGCCCGCTACACACCTGATTTCATTCTGACTAAAAAGGATGGCACAAGAATGGTGATTGAGAGCAAAGGGCGACTTACTCTTTCAGATCGAACCAAACACCTTTTAATCCAAGATCAATTCCCTCACATAGACTTACGTTTTGTATTTCAGCAACCAACACAAAAGATCGTCAAAGGCAGTAAGACCCGCTATTGCGATTGGGCTGACAAGCACGGTTTCAAATGGGCGAAAGCTTTGATCCCTGAAGAATGGTTGAGTGAATGACAAGACCTCGCATCGCAACAGACTACATAGTTGTTCACGGAGCTTACTCATACCCTGACATGGATATCGGTTTCAAAGAGATCGATCTCTGGCACAGGAAAAGAGGATTCATCCGTGGCGGTTACCACAGTGTGATCCGGCGGGATGGCACCCTTGAAAAAGGTCGAGAGGCACACCTCATCGGCGCAGGGGTCTACGGCTACAACGATGTCACATATCACATCTGCATCGTGGGTGGACAATCCACAGAAAAAGAGTGGGAGTTCAATTACACAGATGCCCAGATGGACAGTCTACGCACACATATAAAAGACCTTTTACTAAAGTACCCTAAAGCTAAAGTGATGGGTCATTGTGATTTCCCTGAGATCAAAAAACAATGCCCAGCCTTTGATGTAGCCAAGTGGTTCTACGATTAGGTCGCACCTAAGTACCCCAAAACAATCAGAAGGAGCAACGCTATGGATGACCAAAGTTCTGAGTTCATTAAGCACACCCCATGCAGTTCATGCGGTTCTTCCGATGCTAACGCATTGTACGATGACGGGCATCAGCATTGCTTCTCCTGTGGGGTAACCGTGCAAGCAGATGGTGAACCTCTAATCTCCTTGGGCAGCGAAACGAAATCAGTCACGTTAGCTGCTTTAGGTTCACCGTCTGCTTTGCCCCGCCGCCGACTGACAGAAGAAACCTGTCAGAAATTCGGCTACACAATTTCAGAATACAACGGACAGACCGTCCAGATCGCCAACTACAAAAAGAATGGAAAGGTCATCGCCCAGAAGATCAGGTTCCCTAACAAAGATTTCAGGTTCATTGGTGACACCAAGAACGCTGGTCTGTATGGGATGCACCTGTGGAAAGAGGGCGGTAAAATGCTCACTATCGTAGAGGGTGAAATCGATGCTCTATCAACCGCGCAAGCTATGGGTTTACGCTGGCCTGTCTGTTCGATACCAACCGGCAGTCAAGGTGCAGCTAAAGCCATCCGTGAGAACTATGAGTACGTCACAAGCTTTGACAAAGTGATCATCCTCATGGATCAGGACAGCGCAGGGGCTGCGGCCTCACAAGCAATCTGCGAGATACTACCCCCCAACAAAGCCTTCATAGCCTCACTACCTCTAAAGGATGCCAATGAGATGCTAAAGGCTGGGCGTAGTAAAGAACTGGTTGACGCTGTGTGGCAAGCCAAGTCGTTCCGTCCTGACGGTATCATCGATGCGTCTACCATGTTCGATGATGTGATGGCTGAAGACGATACAGCGTCTATCCCGTATCCTTGGAACGGACTTAACGAAAAGCTCCACGGAATCCGGCGGGGAGAACTCGTAGTTTTTACGGCGGGGACGGGCGTTGGGAAGTCCAGTGTCATCCGTGAGATTGCCTACGACTTGTTAAGACAAGGCGAGACAGTCGGGATGATTATGCTGGAAGAAAACATCAAACGCACCGCGCTTGGGATGATGGGACTGCACGTTAATAAACCAATCCACATCAGCCGTGAGGGTGTGACCCCTGAACAGATGAAGGACGCTTTTGATTCCACTTGTGGCACAGGGCGTTTGTTCTTGTATGACCATTGGGGTTCAACTGAAGCTGACAACTTGATCAGTAAAGTTCAGTACCTCGCCCAAGGGTGTGGTTGTACTCACCTAATCCTTGATCACATCTCTATTGCAGTTAGCGCATTAGAGGGTGACCAGCGTTTGATCATCGACAGGATGATGACGCAGTTACGCTCCGTGGTAGAGGCTACAGGCGTGGCTCTGTTCGTTATCTCTCACCTCAAACGTCCTGAAGGTAAGGCGCATGAGGAAGGTGGTAACACATCACTAGCACAATTACGCGGCAGTGCCTCTCTTGGTCAACTAGCAGATCAAGTGATTGGTTTTGAGCGTAACCAACAATCAGAAGAGGAAGCCAACATGATGTCTGTTCGTGTCCTAAAGAACAGGTTCTCCGGTGACACCGGCCTATGTGAAACGCTTCATTATTCAAAAGATACTGGTCGATTACAATCTATCGATCCAGAGGCGGTAAAAGATTTTGTTGACGCTGAGTATTGATCAGTTGAGCGAAGCCGCTGAAATCCTAGCAGTGAGGGCTGTATATGACCCCTCATTGGTAGATGCCTACAAGGCTGCACAATCCCGTGTTAAAAGCCTTGAATATGCCGGATGGCGAAGGAGCAATGGTACAATGACACAAGAAGCAACAGTGTTATCACACATTCAAAAAGCGGGCAGCATCACAGTCCGTGAAGCAATTGTTGAATATTCTATCCAGTCACTAACGAAGCGTATCTCGAACTTGCGCCAGATGGGGCATGATATTATTTCAACACGGAAATACCACCCTGTTACCCGACAACAATACGTCAGGTATTCATTGGCCTAATTCATTACGACATCGTAAGCAACAAAAGGAGAAAGTTATGCGCTTGATATTTGATATTGAAACAAACGGTCTCCGTCCTGACCTCATCCATTGTATCACTGCAATCGATGTGGACACAGAAGTTGCGTATGACTGGAAACCTGATGCTGTCGATGATGGTGTCAGGTTTCTAGAACAAGCTGATCAACTGATTGCCCACAACGGCATCGGTTACGATATCCCTGTCATCAGGAAGCTGCGCCCTTGGTTCAGCATTAAAGATGAACAGGTCATGGATACCCTCATCCTCTCACGGCTTATCTGGTCTGACTTAGCTGACAAGGATCATGCACAGATAGCGAAGGGAAGCGGCATCGGCAGACTTGCTGGTAGCCATTCCCTCGCCGCGTGGGGACACCGACTTGGTGAACACAAAGGTGATTACACAGGCGGGTGGGATGAGTGGAGCGAAGAGATGCACACCTATGCAAAGCAAGATTGTGTTGTCACGCTTAAACTGTGGAAGCTCATCGAGAGTAAGGGTTATAGCCCAGAGGCAATCGAGATAGAACATCGGGTTGCTTGGATCATGGCTGCGGCAGAACGCAAAGGCATAGGCTTTGATGTCGAGGCTGCGAACTCACTGGCTGGTAAGCTTCTAGCTACCAAGGCCGATCTCGAAGCAGAACTGCAAAACACATTCGCCCCTTGGTATTCAGCAACTGACGTTGTGGTTCCCAAACGATCCGTCAATTACAAGACAAGACCAGCGGTTACTGAAGGCGCAGCGTTCACTAAAGTAAAACAGAACGTCTTCAATGCTGGCTCTCGTCATCATATTGCAGACAGGCTCACCCATTGTTTTGGCTGGAAACCTACAGAGTTCAGTCCATCTGGACAGCCTAAGATCGATGAGACCACCTTATCGTCAATGAACTATCCAGAGGCAAGACCACTGATCGAATACCTGACCTTGCAAAAACGTCTAGGCCAGATAGCGGAAGGCCGACAAGCTTGGCTGAGTGTCCAAGAAGATGGGCGCATCCATCCAAGCTACATCACCAACGGTGCAGTGACAGGTAGATCAACACATCGATCTCCTAATATCTCTGCCGTACCCGCAGTCCGTGCAGCTTGGGGCGAAGAGTGTCGATCATTGTTCAAACCATCTAAAGGCCGCGTCCTGTGTGGTGTTGATTTATCAGGTGTGGAATTACGATGCCTAGCTCATTTCATGGCTAAGTGGGATGACGGGGCTTACGGTAAAATCGTTGTTGACGGTGATGTCCACAGTGCCAACGCAGAGGCACTAGGAGTTGACCGCGATACCAGTAAACGCTGGGTGTATGCTTTTTTATACGGGGCAGGTTCAGAGAAACTAGGAGCCATCTGCGGTAAGAACGCCGCCTATGGTAAACGGCTAAAGGACAGGTTTATGACAAACCTTCCAGCCCTGAACAGTCTAATCAAACAAGTGCAGAAAGTGTCTGCCCGTGGATACCTCAAAGGTCTTGACGGTAGACAGGTAAAAGTGCGCCACGCCTTTAGCTCACTCAACACATTGTTGCAGTCTGCTGGTGCGCTGCTTGCCAAGAAATGGCTCATCAACATCGATGACGCTTTAACCCAACACAACCTTCAAGACAAAGCAGACTTAGTTCTGTGGATACATGATGAGGTTCAAGTAGAAGTGGAGCCAGAGTATGCCGAACAAGTTAAAGACATCATCATCAAAGCAGCCATCAAAGCCGGTGAAGACTTCAACTTCCGTGTCGCAACAGATGCCGAAGGAAAAGTCGGAGATAATTGGGCTGCAACCCACTGAGCCATGTTGTGGACTATGTGTTCACTTTGATCGTGACCGCTTGCCTGAAGCTTTGGGCGGTGAACAGACAACAGGTGAGTGTAAGCGATACCCACAGTATGTCTGGAAATACCACGGTAACTGGTGTGGTGAATACAAAAGGAGACAGGACTGATGGTTGTACTAATAGATGGTGATATCACCATATTCCAAATCGCATCCAACGCAGAACAACCTACTGATTTCGGAGATGACCTCTGGGTTCTTTGGGCTGATCTTAAAGTAGCCAAGATGGACTTTGATAACGCCATCCAATCCATCATCGAAAAGTGTGATGCTGATGAAGCGATGGTCTTCCTGACTGGTAAGGATAACTTTCGCAAAACAGTATCATCAACATACAAATCAAACAGGGCAGACAAACGCAAACCTATGTTGCTCCCTGCGCTGCGTGATTACGCTATAGAGAAATACGGAGCTATCGTCCGTGACACCCTTGAGGGTGATGATCTCATAGGCATCCACGCAACAGGTAAGCTCAAGGATAACCACGTTATCTATTCTGCCGATAAAGACCTACTGACCATCGCGGGTAAACATTACTCTATCGATGGCATCTATGAGATCAGCCAGCCAGAAGCTGATCGTGCCTTCTATACCCAAATCCTCACAGGCGATACGACTGACGGGTATAGCGGGTGTCCTTCTATCGGGCCTGTGACAGCGGCTAAAATCCTAGACAAAACTGACGGGTCACGCCTGTTGATGTGGGAAGCTGTTGTCGATACCTATAGGAAAAAAGGGCTTGATGCGATTGATGCAATTATTCAAGCCAGACAAGCGTTCATCCTGACCTATGAATATTCAGACGGTCACAGTATTAGATTATGGGAGCCACCACATGAGTGACACAATTAACGAACCAACGCATTACGCTAGGTGGCCTGTCCAGCCAATTGATTTTATCCAACACAACGGCTTTGAGTTTTGGCGTGGAAACATCGTCAAATATGCAAGCCGTGCGGGCTACAAAACAATCACAGGTATGGACGCAGTTGAATCGGAGATACACGATCTACAAAAAGTTATCCGTTACGCTGAGATGCGTATGAACCAGCTTCAAGGTAGGGGTCTTACAGATGACGAATAAACTAACACTTGATCAGTACCAGAAGGCCGCAGAGAAAACCGCTATATACACGGATGCCCTTGTCTACACAGGTCTTGGACTAGCTGGTGAAGCGGGAGAGGTAGCTGACCATATCAAAAAATTCCTTAGAGATGGTGAGTTAAACCACGAAGCTGTAGCGAAAGAACTAGGGGATGTCCTCTGGTATGTCGCTATGCTTGCTAGTGATCTAGAATATGACTTGTCTGAGATTGCCCAGATGAACATGGACAAGCTAAGTGGTAGGCACACTCGCGGAACCATAGGCGGTTCCGGTGATGAGCGATAAACCTGAACATTACCAAAACACAGCCGATTACATCACAAGGAAACTATTAGGTAAACCTGATGGTTACCCTGTGTGGCTGCGTTTTGAAGACTGCAAAACCATACACCGATTGCTTAAAAAGGCGGTGGATAAAGGGGACGCAGAGGTTAATCAATTATATCTGAGATTTAATACACAATACAAAGATAACGGACGCACAGGTTGATAGTAATCTGTCGTCCTTTTTTCATTAAGACGCACCTATTGTAATACGGACATGAGGAGCCAACCGATGTCACTGCCCTATGTAGATAAAGAACTCATTGAGTGGCTTGAAAGAATATACCCAGACAGAACGCCATCTATAGAAATGACAGATAGGCAAATCTGGGTACAACGAGGCAACATCAATGTTGTTCTTAAACTTAGAGATTTGTACGAAGAACAGATCAAAAACTCATTAACGTCAATGTAGGAGAGTGCCATGTGCGGAGGCGGAAGAAAATCAGCCCCACCGACACCCGCGCCAACGCCGCCGATGCAAGCTATGGAGCTTGATCCATCACAGGATGCAGAAAAAGCGCAAAAGAAACAAAAAGCAAAATCTAGTGGAACGAAAAAGTATCGTAACCCCGTGATGAGTTCAATGTCGATCAACACAGGCACCTCTGGTGGTTCTGGTTCAGTTGGTGGCCTTAACATTTCCTAAAAGGAGAATAAATATGTGTATCGGAGGAAGAAGTTCGCCAGCCCCGCCGCCACCACCAATCGCGGCACCTGTTGTGCTTGAGCAAGTAGCACCAGACATAAACAAAAAACAAAAGAGACAGAACGATAGAAAACGTGATGGTAACAAACAATATCGAAAAGGTTACCGGCAAGGTTTTAATTCTGCCGACAAGTCAACTTTAGGCGGTATCCCGACATCAGGGTCACCTAAGACACCTACCGGAACCTAGGAGTAGATCATGGAAATCAGTTGCGCCGAACAATATGAAAAACTGGCGGCAACGCGAGATAGTTATCTTGACCGCGCTCGTGAGTGCGCCAAAGTAACAATTCCAAGTTTAATTCCAGATACAAGTCACAATAGTTACGCTCGTTTCCCTACACCTTATCAGGGTGTCGGGGCGCGGGGTGTGAACAACTTAGCATCAAAGCTACTGTTAGCTCTTCTCCCACCTAATGCCCCGTTCTTCCGCTTACAAGTTGACGATTTTACTCTTGAAGAGTTAGCCGGAAATGAAGATATGCGGGCTAGTGTTGAAGAGAGCTTGAATAAAATCGAGCGCAGTATAATGACCGAAATGGAAACTGACGGTCTCCGCAGTCCAATGTTTGAGGCACTAAAGCATCTCATTGTGGCGGGTAATGTATGCTTGTATTTACCTAAAGACGGTGGGAGCCGTGTGTTCCCTTTATCAAGATATGTCGTGAAACGTGACCCAATGGGTGAGGTTTTGACTGTCATTGTTAAAGAGGAAGTAGCACAAAGCGCACTCCCTGATGATGTCCTTGCTAGTATCGATCCTACTATCCAACGCGATAAAGATGAGCCTGTCGATGTGTACACAAAAATGTACCGTGAAGGCTCTAAGTACAAGATGTACCAACAGATCGATAACAACATCATCACTGGTACAGAGGCTTCCTACCCGTTAGATAAGGCTCCTATTCTTGCACTACGCTGGACAGCAATCGATGGTGAGAATTTTGGGCGTAGTTATTGTGATGAATACCTTGGTGATCTTATTTCACTAGAAGGTCTGAGTAAGGCCATTCTTGAAGCAAGTGCAGCCGCTGCTAAAATCTTATTCCTTGTTAGTCCTAACGGAACAACCCGTGCAAAAGATATAGCGCAAGCTGAGAACGGTGACATCATCAGTGGTAACGCTGCTGAAGTGACTGTGTTGCAATCACAGAAACAAGCTGACATGAGCATCGCTCAACAGACTGCACAGACCGTAACCCAGAGACTTGCACAAGCGTTCCTTATGAACACCTCAGTGCAACGACAGGGTGAGCGTGTGACTGCTGAAGAAATCCGATTCATGGCTGGTGAACTTGAGGATGCCCTTGGTGGTGTCTACTCAATCTTGAGCCAAGAGTTCCAGTTACCACTGGTAGCCCGCATCATGGATCGTATGACCAAAGCTAAACGCATCCCAGCGTTACCTAAAGGTGTCGTGCGTCCGGCTATTGTCACAGGTCTAGAAGCACTTGGGCGAGGCCACGATTTACAAAAACTTAATCTCTTCATGCAAACACTTGGAACACTTGGCCCAGAGGCTATGTCATCCATTAACATGAGTGATCTGATCTCCCGTGTAGGAACTAGCCTTGGCATCGATATGTCAGGTCTCGTGAAATCACAGGAACAGATGCAAGAAGAACAGCAACAGATGATGCTTGAACAGCAACAGATGATGCAACAACAACAAATGGGTGACATTGCTAAAGCAGCCGCTGGCCCTGCCGTGACTGCCGCCGCTAGTGCCGCCCAAGGAGCTATGCAATAAATGAGTACGGAAAGTATCGTTGTAAACGAGCCTGATCCAGAGATGACCCTTGAAGAAGAGGCTCAATCCAAAGGACTAGACACAAACGGGGAGCCGCTTGCAAAAGAGCAAGACGGTGAACAGGCTAAAACTGAAGACCGCCCAGAGTGGCTCCCCGAAAAGTTCAAAAGTGTTGAGGATATGGCGAAAGCCTATGAGAACCTTGAGGCTAAATTAGGGCGTGGAGAACGTGATCAAGAGACCGATGAAGTAGACCAGACAGCTAATGATGCTGTCGAGGCTGCTGGGTTAGATTTTGAAGTTATGTCCCAAGAGTATTTTGATAATGACGGTCTTTCAGATGCTACCTACGACAAACTAGAAGCTGGTGGTATCCCGCGAGAGATCGTGGATCAGTATATCGCCGGTCAAAAAGCAAGTGGTGAAGCTACACGGACAGAACTGCTTGAGACCGTTGGCGGCGAAGAGCAATACTCAGAAATGACAAATTGGGCGGCTGATGCTTTCTCAGATGGGGAGATTGATGCGTTCAATGACGCAATCAACCAAGGCAATTCTAACATGGCGCGGATGGCTATAGCTGGCCTGAAGGCACGTTATGAAGCAGCTAATGGGTCTGAACCGTCCAGAACAATTTCTGGCGCAGAACCAAGAGATGGTAGTTCCTACCGTTCTGTTGCTGAACTCATGGAAGACATGAGCAACCCCAAATATCACAATGATGACGCTTTCCGCTCAGACGTTGAACGTAAGTTGGCACGATCAGACATCATGTGAATAACATGAAAGAACTGATTTATGACAGATGTACGTCTTTCCATAAAAAAGCGTGAGAAATTACCTACAAGTCAAGGCGCAGGGCTAACCGCAAAAGGCCGCGCTAAATACAACAGAGCCACAGGGTCAAATCTAAAAGCCCCTGCCCCCACACCAAAAACAAAAGCAGACAAGGGACGGAAAAAGTCCTTCTGCGCCAGAATGGGCGGGATCGCTAAACGTGCCAAAAACGGTGAACGTGCCAGAGCATCTATGCGCCGTTGGAAATGCTAAAGGAGCCAATATACATGAACCTACCTAATACAATCGAGTACGGGCCAAAGACACAACTCTCAGATGAGATTGATGCAATTAAGTACCGTGCAGACGGAGAGACTTTCAACATGAAGGTTGCCCGTATTGCTCACGCACTCAAGGACGATGAGAACCACCGTGTCAACTTTAAGGATGCCATCAAGCATCAACGGTTCCTACCAGCCGGTAGAGTTCAAAACGCTGCGGGATCGTCCCGCCAGACAACAGCTTTCAATTGTTTCGTATCATCTACTATTGAAGATAACATGACCTCAATCATGGAAGCCGCAAAGGAAGCTGCTTTCACCATGCGTATGGGCGGCGGTATTGGTTATAACTTTTCCAACATCCGTCCTCGCGGTGATCTTATTAAAACCCTAGATAGTAAGGCATCCGGCCCTATTAGCTTTATGGGTATCTTTGATGCTGTCTGCCAGTGCATCGCATCTAGCGGTCACCGTAGAGGGGCGCAGATGGCAATTTTGAACGTAAATCATCCTTGTATCGAAGAATTTATCACAGCTAAAAACGACAGTACGTCACTGACAGGTTTCAATATCTCAATCGGTGTCACTGATGATTTCATGGTTGCACTCCGTGATGGCACTAAGTTCCCCCTGACATTTGAAGGTCGCGTCTATAAGTACGTTGATCCAGTTATGCTGTGGGAAAAGGTGATGCGTTCAACCTACGATTGGGCTGAACCCGGAGTGGTTTTTCTAGACACAATGAACAAGATGAATAATCTTAATTATTGTGAACGTCTGGATGCCACAAATCCTTGTGCCGAACAACCGTTGCCAGCTAATGGAGCGTGTCTATTAGGATCATTTAACCTAGTAAAATACGTTGTTGATGGTGCTTTTGATTACGGCTTGTTCACCCACGACATCACTCACGTTACCCGTGCTATGGATAACATCGTTGACCGTACGATCTACCCTCTTAAAGAACAAGAGATCGAAGCCCACAACAAACGCCGTATGGGGTTAGGTGTCACAGGATTAGCTAATGCGGCAGAGATGATGGGGTTCCCGTATGCGTCACCAAGTTTCATGGAGTTCACTAAGAAAGTCATGGAAACACTGCGTGACTACACATACGCCACCTCAAGTGATCTTGCCGTGGAAAAAGGCTCGTTCCCGCTCTACAAGGCAGAAGAATATCTCGCCAGCCAATTCGTGAAAACTTTGTCACCTTGGGTACAAGAGAAGATCAAGAAGCAGGGTATCCGTAATTCGCACCTGACATCCATCGCTCCAACGGGGACGATCAGTCTAACAGCGGATAACGTATCCAGCGGTATCGAACCACCATTTGCTCTGTTCTATGACCGGACAATCCAGAACTTCACAGGAGCCACAACCGAAAGGGTTAATGATTATGCTTATGCCAACGGTGTGGCTGGACGGACTGCTAACGAAATATCGGCACAAGAACACCTCGCGGTTCTCGCTCTCGCTAGTAAGTTCGTGGATAGCGCGGTCTCTAAAACTTGTAATGTCGGTGATGATGTCACTTACGAAGAGTTTAAGAAATTGTATTACGATGCTTGGGAAGCGGGTTGTAAGGGAATTACAACTTTTAGGGCTTCAGGTAAGCGTTTTGGGATACTCAACGAAGCTAAAACTGATGATCCTATTGAAGAACCAAAGGCTGAAGCTTGCTTTATTGATCCTTCCACGGGACAAAAAAGTTGTGAGTAAAGGTGCGTTAGAAGAGAGGTATCTCTGATGGCACACAGAAATTATAAGAAGGAATATCGTGAGTATCACGGTAAACCTGAACAAATTAAAAGGCGGGCTGGAAGAGTTATGGCCCGCCGCTTAATGATTAAGAAAAAGGGTGCAGCCGCGGTTGCGGGGAAGGATGTGGATCATAAAGATCGCAACCCCCGTAATAACAGCACAAGCAACCTTAGAATCGAAAGCATCTCTAAGAATAGAGGTCGCAAATAAGTCCTGACGAGGACTACTAACGAACAATGACAACTGACTAACCTCTGGCCCACTGCGGTGGATAACCTTTGGACAAAGGCTGGCACGTTCAAAACCAACGTATCAATCAATCCAAACGAAGAGGACTACCAGATATGGCTAATGCTGTACCTTCCCGTCTTGGTCTAAACACCCCTAACGGTGTTGCTGGATCGGACAATAATGAACTGTTTCTAAAACTGTGGAGCGGTGAGGTTCTAACCACTTTCAACGCAAACACAGTAATGAAAGAGCGCACTCGTACCCGTAAGATCACAAACGGTAAATCATACCAGTTCCCTGCAATCGGTAAAATCGATGCTGAGTATCACACAGCGGGTTCTGAAATCACAGGTTCAAGTGTGGATCATTCAGAAGTTGTCATCACAATTGATGACCTGTTGATCTCACATAGCTTCATCAGTAACATTGACGAAGCCAAGAACCACTACTCTGTTCGCAGTGAATACTCAAAGCAGATGGGGCAAGCATTGGCTCAAACCTTTGACCGTAATGTACTGTCACTTGCCGCTACTAATGTGTTGACCCCGCCAACAAAGACACTTGCTGATATGGATACATCAGAAGCTGTGTCACTTGGTGGTGTAACAACATCAACGGCTCTTCTAGCCGCGTTCTACACAGCCGCTGAAAAGCTGGATGGTAAGAACGTAGCTTCTGAAGGACGCTTTGCTATCGTACCACCAGCTATCTACTACAAACTCGTTCAGGATGACAAAATCCTGAATCGTGATTTCAGTGGTGGCAACGGTGATTACTCAGATGGTAAAGTTCTGCGTGTAGCTGGTATTGAGATCGTCAAGTCTAACAACATGGCAATCAATCATACAACTACAGGAACAGGTGTTCCTAATCTAGCTAAGTATGATGTAGACGCATCAGGGCTGAACGCCTTGATCCTGACACCACAAGCTATCGGCTGCGTACAGTTGATGGATGTTGCTTCTGAGGCCGAATATGATATTCGCCGCCAAGGTACATTGATGGTCAGTAAAATGGCTGTCGGACATGGTATCTTGCGCCCAGAGTGCATGATCGGCATCACTGCCGCTTAATACCCCTAGGGAGAGCCTTTAATTAGGTTCTCCCTTTTTTCTTTTTAGGAGTTAGCCGTGCTACAGCAAACAACAGAACTTGAAGCAATCAATGTGATGCTGACGAATATCGGTGAAAGCCCTGTCACGACACTCAATGACCCTGATGTTGTTGATGCTGGCATAGCACGAACCATCCTAGCCTCAGTGAACCGTGAAGTTCAGTCTATGGGCTGGTGGTTCAACATTGATATTCATAGAGAATTTTCACCTACAACATCAAATAGAATACAACTTCCTCTCAACACTCTCCGTGTAGATACCACAGGACAGAATGTTGATAAGAACTACGTTCAACGGGGACGTTTCCTTTACGATGTTATCAAACATACATTTACTATTTCAGAACCAGTCACCCTAGATATTGTTCAAGGGTTGGATTTTGATGAAATACCTGAAACAGCCCGTAGGTATATTACAGTCAGAGCCGCAAGGATTTTCCAAGAACGGCTCCTTGGTACACCTACAGTCTCATCTTTCAACATGAAAGACGAAGATAACGCAATGGCAGCGTTGAAGTCAGAACACGCTGAAGCGTCTGATCACAACCTTCTCCACGACAGTTATTCAACAAGTACCATTTTACAACGTAATTACTTTACAATGAGGTAAGCTATGCCACTCGTTAGCAGTTCTATACCGAACCTCATCAATGGGGTCTCACAACAGCCCGCCCCAACACGGCTGCGTACCTCATGTGAAGCCGCAGAGAACGCTTATATGTCTGTGGTGTCTGGGCTACAGAAACGTCCCAACGCCACCTATATGTCCACATTGGGACTAGGTAACATCTCTACAGACACAGCGATCCACGTTATTAAAAAATCAGGCTCTGACAAGTACGTCATTGTGGCTGGTAACGGTACTATCCAAGTGTTCGATATTGAAACTGGAAATGGACGCACGGTCATCGGTGACAACGCTGATGGCTATCTCACAACAACAAAACCAGCTTCATCCTTTCGGTTTGTGACCATTGCTGACACAACTTTTGTTCTTAATAGAGAAAAAACAGTAACAGGAGCGGCGGCGGCTGAAGATGGCACACGCTTAGACCCTTATAACCGTGTCTCCGTGTTTATTAAAAGAGCCGTGGCGTCTACAACATACGCTGTTTATGTAGACAATGTTCTAAAAGCTACTACAGCAACTAATTCTAATGTAGACGCAGCTTCCGCACTTGAAGGAACCGCAGAGATCGCAGAGGAACTTAGAGCGGACGCGGTAACCAAAGGAAACACAAATGTAGGGGTAGTGGGATCGACTGTGTATTTTGATGTACCTGTCGGTGCTGTTGTCACTGTTACAGATCAATTTGGCGGCGCAGCTATGCGTATCATCCAAGATAAGATACAAGAGTTTTCTGACTTACCCCCTACTGAGCGTGTAGGAAGACTTGTTAAAGTCATGGGCGATGCTCAAGAAGATGGCGATGATTATTGGGTTTATTTTGATGGTCAAGTATGGGTTGAAACATACGGCTGGAACGCAAAGTACAGTTTTAATGACGCAACCATGATGCACACTTTAGTGGATCAAGGTGATGGAACATTTGATTATGGGGTGCAGACTTACATTGACCGCTTAGTTGGTGATGATGATAGTAACGCTCTGCCCAGCTTTGTGAACAATACTATTAACTCAATGTTCTTGTACAAAGGACGTATGGGGCTGCTATCTGATGAAAACCTCATCATGTCAGAGACAAACAATTATGAGAATTATTTCAGAACAACTGTCACACAGTTACTAGATACTGAACGTATTGATGTTGCATCAACCACAGGCCGTATTAACTACCTTCAACACGCTGTGGCTTTTGGAGATAACCTTGTGTTGTTCTCTGATAAGCAGCAATTTAAGGTGACCCAAGGTGATACAATTACACCCCAAACTGTCGGTCTACAGCCTACCACAGCTTTCGATAGTTCTATTGATGTTCAACCAGTGTCATCCGGCCCAAACGTGTTCTTTACTGTTGATGGCCCAACATACGCAAGTATGCGTGAACTTTACATCGACAGCGACAACGATCAGTTCAACGCTTCCTTGACCACTGTTCAAGTACCTAAGTATATCCCAACAGGGATCACAGGGCTTACAGTGTCTACTTTTGAAGATATCATGGTTGCTCTGTCTAAGAATGACCTAAATACACTGTATATCTACAAGTGGTTCGTTGATGGTAACCAGAAGGTTCAATCAGCATGGTCTAAATGGACGTTTGATGACATCGAGATCATTGGTATCCGTTTTGTAGATCAAGATTTAATCATGGTTTACAAAATGGGCGGTGATGTCCATGTGAGCCGTGTTAGAGTAGAAGAGACTGTATCAGTGCAATCTGATTCACCTCTTTTGATTGATCACAAGCTGACCAGAAGTCTGACAACCACGGTCTATGACACAATAACAGACACAACGACAATCACTGTTCCTTATAGCTACGCAAACACCCTTGAGTTTTGGCGAAAATCCAACCCTTATGGGGACAACCTTGTAGCTACAAAGGTCAACAATAGCACTTACACAGTCTCTGGTGATGAAACACTTACAGATTGGGCTGTTGGGGTTCCTTACACGTTTTCGTTTGAGGTATCACAGCAGTATATCAGAGGTGAAGCCGGTAGCGGTGAAGTTGCGATTCAAGATGGTCGTGTTCAATTACGCTATATGTCCGTTTTGTATCAAAACAGTTCGTATTTTGTTGTCGAGGTTAAACCTACGAACCGTAACAAGAATTACTATGTGTTCACAGGGCGTATCTTTGCATCATCAAGTAACATCCTAGATACCATGCCTTTTGACACAGGTGAATTTAGGTTCCCTGTGATGTCAAAGAACACTGAAGTAGTCATTAAACTGACATCAGACAAACCATTCCCTTGCGCCTTTGGTTCTATTGAGTGGGACGCAATGTACTACCCAAGGACTAAAAGGATATAATATGTATACAGTCAGGGACGCAGAACCCCAAGACCTCGTGTGGATCGCTGATCACATGAGGCAATCAGATAAAGATGAGATCGCAGCGCAATCAGGCGCATCCGCACATTCAGCCATGTTTATGGGAAAGCTTTTCAGCCCTTACATGAAGGTGGCTTGTTTAGGCGAAGTACCAGTGATCATCTTTGGGGTCTGCCCCACTGACAACCCACTAATTGGGAAGGTCTGGATGTTAGCTACTGACATTCTTCAAAACCCTAGGTGCCGTAAGCTATTAGCGCGGCACTCAAGGGAATGGGTGGATGATATGCAAGCTTTATACCCTGCCCTAACAAACATCACGGATGCACGAAACACAGTTCACCATCGTTGGTTGAAATGGTGTGGCTTTAAGTTCATCCAGCGATTCAACCACGGCCCCATCGGTGCGCCGTTTATAGAATTTGTAAGGATACAAAGTAATGTGTGATATTAGCACTGCGTTATCGGTGGGTTCAGGGATCATTGAAAAACAAGCTGAAATTAACGAGCAAAACGCTCTGTCAGAGAGAAATCGTGCTTCTGCGATAGCAAGCAACAACAATGAATCAGACGCTGCACAACAGCAATTCTCAGATGAAAACATTCAGGCTGTGCAAGAAGCTTATGAATTACACTTAGCAAACAGGTATGACGCATCAAAAGTTATTAACCAAGCCGCTGACAGCGGGGTTTACGGTACATCAGTCAACGAAGGTTTCTTTGCTGTAGTTAACAAAGGTGCGCGGGAAGACAACAGGTTCTATCAAGAGCTTAGAAGTCGCCAAACACAGTTTGCTATAAACATGGCTGGCCTAGAGGCCAAAGTAACATCACAGATAAACTCTCAACCAGAGGACAACTCTAGCCCACTTATGGGCGCGGTTGATCCATTAGGCAAAGCTGCGGGTGATGGTAAATTTGATGAGTATTTCACCACAGTTTAGGAAAGGTTTAGAATATGGCTACGACTAATTCACGAACCTTCCAAGCTAGTGTTGGGACGGGTCGAAGAGCATTTCAATCTTCAATTACCCCTGTGTCAACTTACGCTACTCAGGTCAGAGAAACCAGCGGTCTACGGGGTTTATCTAAAGCTCTTGGTCTAGCGAGTGACATCGCTGACCGTCAGAAGAAACTACAAGACGAGAGCGACAAACAACGCGGTATGATGGCTAGTCTGGTCGATAGTGCGGGCAAAGACCCTGCAAAGATCAAGGCTAAAGAGCTGTACCCTCAAGAGAGCTTGGCGTTTATGATGGCCTTCAGAGAAGGACAGTCGAAACTCTGGGCGCAAAAGAAGTACACATCTTGGAAGACTGAGTACGACACTTGGGAAGGTAAGAACAGTAACGATCCTCAAGACTTCCAAAACTGGATGGCTGGTAAGATCGGTGAAGCAAGGTCACTTGTGGGCGACAACCAGTTTGCTATTTCGGGTGCTATGCCTGTGTTTAACGAAGCAATGCACAACATGACCGCTGCACACGCTAAGTACACTGGTGACCGTATCATCCAAGAGGAAACAGATAATATTCTTGAGCGTGTGGATCAGGCTGTTCTTAACAGGAACACAACAAACCCATCACACCCATCATATGATCCTGACGGTACATACCTATTCGGGTATATCGATAGTGAAATTGGTATGGCGGCTCGTAAGGGCTTAGATGGTGGTAAGATTAAAGAACAAGTTGTCAAAGACCTGTTAGCAACCGCTGATGCCTATGACGATGACGGTCTGTATCAGTTAATTATGGACAGTAGTGACAATGGGTTACTCAAGCTTAAACCAGAGCAACGTGTAGCTGTCGAAACATCCTACCGGAAGCACCGTTCAGAACGTGATGCTGAAGACACAGCTTTGGCTCAAGAAGCCAAGGCACTCCGTAAAAAAGAGGAAGAGCAATTATTAGGGCAGTATTTAAACCAATTCGCCCAAGGTAACTTTGATACTAGCAGTATGACCCCTGAGTTAATCGCACAATACCCAAAGGTATTTAAGGAAATTAACGCGGCTAAGTCACAAATGCGCTCACTTAAAGACTACGTTGACCCTGCTCTTGAGACTGTTGCTGTTTCTAAAATAAACGCATTGATATACAGCGATAAGTTCAAGAAATTAGATAAAGCAAGTCGTATATCAGCCCTCAATCAAATTATAGAACAGAACAAATTACAGTTATCTGAAGGCACTGTTGGGCGGTTGTACTCTGAGGTAGGTAAAGACGAAAAAGACCCAAAGGTGTTATTAAATAACGCACAAGTTAAACTATCCCACACCCCAATTGTGTCCAGTTTGAAAACCGCTTTGGATATGAAAAACGATGCTATGGGTCAATACACTGTTGGAAACAATAGTACAGACTTCCAAGCAAGGATGGCTATAGCGACAGCGGGTATTGATACAACAGGTATGGATGCTACGTCTGCAACTAAGAAATATCTAGAGGTAGCTGAGACTGTCTTTACTGAGATGTTAGAAGACCGTGCGTTTTACGAGACTGTCTCAAAAAAGGTCGCAGCCCCAGAAGGTGAAAGAATATCACTACCTATGCCGTTACAGAGAGCTTATACAGCTAAAGTACAACAGGATAACGAAGCTGCGAGAGCTTTAGCAGAACAAGCTAAAATAGCGGCAGAGCAAGCCGCCGCAGAAGCTGCCGCACAGGCACAAGCTCAAGCTGATGCTCTAGCAGCCTTACAAGCAGCTAACACCGCAGCGGCTGGAAACACC